AAAGTGTAGCCTAGCTTTTTTCCATCTATCTAAAAAATCAATCTCAGAATACACGCTCCTTTTTATCGCTGACTGTTTGCCCGCCGCGCTCCATTGTTGTTGTTTTTTTCGGTACTTCTCTAAATCTCTTTTTAACTGTTGTTTAATAGGTTCAAATGATAACTCTATTATCGGGTCGTTTGTCTTCGGGTCTTGGTCGTTTACATATCTTAGAATGTGCTTGAACAATAACCCCGCTTTATTTGCAGACATTTTTTCAACTGTATGTATCAAATCAGCATAAAGTATAAAGCCTTTTTTATTTTCTGCCATAATTATAATTTATTAAATATTCGCCTAACTACATAACCTCGTAAAATAGAAGCTATAAAAAAAACAAAGGTAATAATTATATTTTGATTAATGCTAACTTCTATATTTAAAATTGGATAAATAACTAATTGTATTCCGAAAGCGGTTAGCAATCCTACTACCGTATTAGTAATTGCTTCTATTATTGATAGTTTTTTACTTTGGTCCATATTCTTTATTAAAAATATAGTTAAACTTGTTTTGAAGTGTAGTAAAAAATACGGTTTCGCTGATAGAACCCCCGCTATAAAATCTATTTAGAACGGGGATAATCATATCTTGCAATTCTCTTGCCTTGTCTTGTATTTGCTTAGTTTCTTTTGTTGGTACTTTTACAGGGTCGTCTATTTCCTGAATAAGCAAATCAACCAAAACAAATATTTTAGATAGTTTTTTTTGCATTAAAACATATTTAATTGGTATCTTGACTTCTCGAAGTTCTCCAAGTTTCGTTTCATTTGATTGAAATAGGATGGTTTTAACTCAATACCTGTAAATTTCCTATTTAATTTTAATGATTCATGCCCCTCACTACCAATCCCTGCAAATGGGCTAAGTACATGGTCGCCCTCATTACTCCATAAATGCAGGCATCTTTGTATTGTTTCTAGTTGAAGAGGGCAAATATGCTTCTCGTCTTTATCCGCCCGTGCGCTTCTATATTGTAATGTGTTAGAATAGTTTATATCGCTCCAAACGGGGGAAGCGTACTTTTGCCACAAATCTACGGGTAAATAGTTTTCTTTTGATGGGTCAGTATCTTGGTGTGCTATTGGTATTTGATTTTCTCCATCTTTACGAAAAACTAAAATATAATCAGATCCACCAACTCTCGACATTGAACTATCTTTTTTTATTGTTTTGTGTAAAAGACCTAAAGCTTTAGTTCTTTGCATTTCTAATACTGGACTTTTCCAAATAGTAACCCTACAATGATAAATAAATCCATGGTCTATAAATGCCCGTATTAAATCGCCTGAGAAGTCTTTTAGACCGATAACACCATCTTTACCTTTTTGTAATGAAACATCCATACAATGAACAGCAATAAGCCTACCAGGCTTTAGTGTTCTGTATAGTTCGGGGGTTAAGAATTTAAAATGATTAAAGAATTGATTATAGTCTTTTGAGTTACCCATATCTCTTATGTCATCTGAGTATGTGTATAACTCTGCAAATGGAGGACTGAATATTGAAAAATCAAAAGTACTATCTTTAGTTTGTTTTAGTTGGTCTATACAATCGTTATTGTATAATTCGTAGTTTTTACTTTGCATAATTTTTAAGTTTTTCTTGCATTTCTGCAAATTGTGATTGTTTTCTATTTATTGATTCTATTACGTTTGCCATTGTATCGGTGCTGATAAGGTGTATATCTACTTCTTTTTTCTGTCCGAACCTGTAAGACCTTCTAATCGCTTGGTAAGTACCCTCAAAGCTAAAATCTAAGCTAGGGAATAATTGTATATGACAATGTTGATAATTTAGTCCGTACTGCGCTATTTTTGGCTTCGTAACTAATACTCTAAATTTGCCTTTCGCAAACCCTAATAACAACTCTTTTTTAAGGTCGTCTTTCATTGTACCAGTCACTTCCTTAGCCCCGTCTATCATTTTAGATAAATACTTACTTTCCTCATTGTGTTTAACCCAAACTATAACAGAATCACTAGTGTTATTAGCAATAGATAATACCTTAGACATTCTCAAATCGAATGTTCTTTTTAATTCTTTATTGTGGTTTGTACTACTAACAGATAATTCATTGAACAACATTCCATTATCTAGTTTTTTGCTGGATAGTTTTTGTTCTATTAAATTTAATTTTGGCAGTACAAAATTATTCTCATTAAATCCAATGTCTGCGGGGTTTGTAACACAAATACTCCACGAGCCTACCCATTCCCAAAATATATCTTCAGCATGCCTCTTTACCCGCCACTTTTGAACGGTCTGCATATCATTTATAAAGTACATAGATAGCATATTTTTAAACTTCATTTCTCCTAAAAACTCGCTATGATTTCCTAACTCCATAGTATCATTAGGGCTGGGGGTTGCTGTAAAACAGAACTTATATTTTGTATCTATAAACGAATCTATTAGTTCTTTTTTTGTCTTACCTTGAAAATTCTTTAATATTGAACTTTCATCTAAACAAATACATCCATAGTCTTTAGGGTTTATATTTTTTAGTTGTTGGTAGTTCGTTATTTGTATTTGGTCGTTATTACCCGCATGAAAAGCTGTTATACCAAACTTTAACCCCTCTTCAATGGTTTGATCCACAACTGCTAACGGGGCTAGTATTAGAGATGGTTTATTTGTAAAGTCATTGCATTGTTTTGCGATTTCTAATTGCATTAGTGTTTTCCCTAGCCCGCAGTCCGCAAATACGGCATACCTGCCTTTTTTTAGGGCTTTTTTTACAATATGCCTTTGAAAGTCAAAAAGGTTTTTATTTAAATTAGATGGTATAAAACCAATATCGATAACCTTTTTAGTTTTAGACAATAAAAAGTCGTTATAGTTCATTTGTTTTAGGTTTTAAGTTTTCGCTAATCTACAACTATTATTTGATTAGTTGTGTATTTTTCTATTTTATTTGATAATCGGTCAACATCTTTAATAATTTTGTTATCGACTTTTAACCACCAATTAAGATTTTTACAAGCGTGAAATATAGTCGCATGGTTCATATTAAAGTGTTTTGCGATGTCTTGGTAAGTTATAGTTACCTTATTGCTAAATCTAAATTTAACACATAGATACATTGCTATTTGTCGCGGTTCGCAAACCTCTCGTTTACGCGTATCTTTTTTAATATTAACGTTGTAATGATTGCTTACTAAATAAGTAATTTTATTTAATAGGCTTTTATTATCGTTACCATTAATATTTAGCAGCTTCTCAAAGTCTTCAATCTCACTAATATTAAACCTATCGGTAACTGACATAAAACGCCAATTCTCTAGTAATACGGGCTTTGTATTGATATAATACATTCCTTCGTGTTTTCCGCTTTGCACTATTGTATTCATATCTTGTGTCCTTTTTTACGTATTTGATTGTAAACTTTTACAGCATGCTCGTAACTTTCAGCTTCAACTACAACGTCAAACCAATTAGTATTTTCAAATCTATATTTAGTCATTTTTTTCTTCACTTTGTATCATTTGTATAGCTTCGTCTATGCTGTGAATTACCCAGTAGTTAACGTTTACGCTCTCTAAATCTGCTTTACACTCTAATTCGCCTTTCGTTAATTTCTGTTTATTGTCGGCTTTAATTTCGACTGAATAAGTACGACCACCAAAATACACAATTATATCGAATAAGTTTTTGAGCGTGTGAACGTGTTTCACGACCGCCCCACAAGCACGCAGGGCGGTTACTATCTCTTTTTGGTTACTGTCTGCCCTTGCTTTTCTCACTAGAACGGAAGATCATCTTGTTCGGCTGGTTCGGGTTCAGTCCCTACCGTTTCAAAGTTTGCATTTTCATTAATCGGGTCGTGCGTTTCTTCACTTCCCTTTTCAATTCTCCATGCAGACAAACTAGTAAAGTATTTACCTTTCCATTCGTTACACCCTACATTAAATTTAACCGTTACCGTTTCGCCAACCTTTTGGTATTTGGTTAAGTTATCAACCTTTTCAGCGCCAAACACTTCAAAACAATATAGATTATTATATTGCTCGTCTGTTTCTAATACAAATTCTTGTTTAGTCCACTCGTTGCCCGTTGCTTTAGATGTTCCTGATTGAACGTCTAAAAATTTAGTTATTTTTCCTGTTACTTGAAATTCCATATTTATTTAATTGTGTTTATATCGTTATCAATTAGTATACTGTTAATTTTACCTTTCTCGTGGCTTTCTTTTATTTTGTTAAAAGCCTGATCCATATCATTAAACCATTGGTCTAACTTTGGAAATTTGTTGTCAAATGCTTCTTTTGATGTCATGGTTTCTAATTTTATATTTATAATTCTCTAGTTCTTTTTTAGCTTTAAAATAATTATGTAAGATTGCTTTATACATTTCATCATTCTCAAATATTACCTTATCATCTGGTTCTGCTTTCCAGTTATCTATCACTTCATTTATAAAATGCTTAACAGATGCAAATTCATCTTCGTCTAGTAATACGGTTGTGATAAAATATCGCTTTTTCATTTCCT